AGAAGAGTCTGGGGAAACGTCAAGTATCGAACTTGCTGTTGAGAACAAGCTCATCGACTTGGAGAGAGCTAGAGTAGCTAGGTTTACCTCTGGTTATCAGAAGTCAATCTACCCTGATGACGATGGCTTAAACTTTATTGAAGACCTACAAGACAAAAAGATACCTTGGGGTAGAAGCAGAAAGTAATGGTTAAGTATCAACAAGAGTTTCTAAGCCTTGTGGAAGATGAAGTTGCCCCCTTAGCTATACTTGAGTGGGACGAGTCAGGTCATCCTACACAAGAGCTTCATATAAACTGGGATGAGTACTTTCGTTTAGAGGATGCTGGACATCTTAAGTTCTTCACCGCTAGGAAAGATGGGCTATTGATTGGGTACTTTGTCGTACTAATCATAACCCCCTTGACAGCTAAGTTTGACTTAATGGGTTACTACGATGCAGTATATGTTCACAAGGACTACAGGAAGTCTACAGTAGGCAAACGCTTGTTTAAGTTTGTGGAGACTTGTATGAAGGAAGATGGTGTCTGTAGGGTCGTTGCGTCTTCCTCTGTGAAGAACCCCATTGGAAACTTTCTTACTCGCATGGGATACCATGAGATAGAAACTAAATACGAGAAGGTTTTATAATATGGTTGTTATTACGGCTTTAGCTGCTGTCGGAAGTGCTGTTGCTGCCTCTGCTTTTGGGGCGGCTATTGGCATTGGTGCGGTTACTGGGACATTTGCGTTAGCGGCTATAGGTCTGGCTACAAATCTAATACTTGGTGCTGCACTTAAGGCACTTAGTCCCAAGCCTTCTATAGCTGGAGCTAATCGTGGTTATCAAACTACAGCTATTGGCACAGCACTAGACCATCAGATTATCTATGGTAAGATGCGTGTTGGTGGCGCTCGTATATACGATGAAGCTACAGGTGATACTAACGAGTATCTCCACCGGATCATTGCTGTCGCTGGGCATGAGATTACATCTTTCGATAGAATCTATATCAATGATTCCTATGTTGACTTTGATGATATTGACGGAGATGGGAATGTATCCACAGTAACAGATGCAGATGGAAGTTCTTCTGATCGTTATGATGGACACCTTCGTATTAATTTCCACTTGGGGTCTCCAGATCAAACTGCTGATACAGACCTTGTAAGTGAGTCTGCACACTGGACTAACACTTGTAGGCTCCGTGGTATTGCATATATGTATATACGGATGAAGTATAATGCAGACGTTTATCCAGATGGTATCCCAGAGTTTACAGCCGTAGTCAAAGGTAAGAAGGTCTATGACCCTCGTACATCAACGACAGCATATTCAGATAACCCAGCTTTGTGCCTGAGAGACTACCTAACAGCCTCCTACGGTGTAGCTGAAGACACAGCTAACATTGATGATGCTTTGGTAACTATTGCTGCTAACGTGTGTGACCAGACTAACACAATCGCTGGTACAACACGTTATACTTGTAATGGTGCTTTCACTACCTCAGTTACTCCATACGACATGATTAATAACATGCTTACCTCTATGGATGGTAGCTTGTGGTATGCTCAAGGTAGCTGGAGAATGAAGCCAGCCTACTGGACTGCACCTGTACTTGATCTTAACGAAGATGACCTTCGTTCTAACATAAGTGTATCTACACGTCATTCTCGTAGAAACAACTTTAATACGGTCAAGGGTACATTCCGTGGTGAAGAAAGTAACTGGCAGACCACAGATTACCCACAGGTAAATAGTCCTGCGTCTATTGCTGCGGATAATGGACAAGTATCTACTGCTGACGTTGACTTACCATTCACAGATAACTCTATTGAAGCTAGACGTATCGCTAGAATTTCTCTGGATCGAAACCGACAACAGCTTGTTGTTAGTGCCTCCTTTGGACTAAAGACGCTACAGGTTCAAGTTGGTGATAACATCCGCTTGACTAACTCTCGCTTTGGTTGGACTAACAAAGAGTTTGAGGTTGTATCTTGGAACTTTGGGCTTACTGATGGACTTGATCTACAGACACAGATGACCCTACGGGAAACTGCTGAATCTGTGTACGATGAAGTTGACGATGGTGAAGCCTATGAGCGTGATAACACTACCCTACCTGATCCCTTTAGTGGATTAGCTGTAACTAATTTGGTCGTTTCCGGTGGTGGTCGTACCCAAGGTGACGGTACGTTTATTAACTCTGCTATACTGTCGTGGACTGCTGCAACAAGCTCTTTTGTATCACACTATGATATTGAGTGGAAGGCTTTGTCAGACAGTAGCTACTCAAGCACAACTACCCCCAATACAACTATAGAGTTATCTCCTTTAGTTGATAACATAGAGTACATCTTTAGGGTTAGGGCAGTAAGTATTAACGGTGTTAAGGGAGCATTTGTCACGGCCCAGTTTACAGGGGGTGGGGATGTAACGGCACCGGGCCTACCTACAGCAATTACTGCTGATGGTGGCTTCAGGTATATCACTGTTAGCTGGACTAACCCCGCTGACTCTGATCTTAACTTTGTTGAGATTTGGGAGAATACCTCTAATTCAACTGTTGGTGCTACTAAGGTTGGTATCTCTGGTGGTAACGAGTTCATTCGTTCCAACTTAGGGATACAGGAAACCAAGTATTACTTCTTAAAGTCGGTAGATTACAGCGGTAATACCTCTGCATTTACTACTGGTGTATCAGCAACAACCACCTTTATTGATGATGATGACTTCGCTAATGGTGTCTATAGTTTGTTCACCGATCAAGGTTTATATGCCATTGAGGATGTTTCATCACTTCCCGCTTCCGGTACATTTACAGGTGAAAAAGTCTTTAACACTAGCGATGCGAAGCTATATAGCTGGACGGGTTCAGCTTGGGAAGCCGTTGCTGCGGATGTTGGTGATGTAAACTTCAATGAATTACAGGGTACTATTGCGGAAAGTCAAATACCAAGTGGCACTATTACTGAGGCAAAGTTAGCAAGCGATAGTGTAACCGCCGCAAAAATATCTGCCAATGCTGTGGGCGCAAATGCTATTGCTGCTGGTGTTATTACTGGCGACAAGATCACTGCCAACACGATCACAGGTGGTCTGATTGCTGCATCAGGCATTATTACGAACTCAGCGCAAATCAACGATGCTGTCGTTACTAACGCTAAAATCGCAAACGCTGCAATCACATCTGCTAAAATACAGGACTTGGCAGTAACCAGCGCAAAGATTGGCGATTTAAACGCGGATAAAATTACTGCTGGTGTCATCAATGCAGCCCGTATTCCTACGCTTTCAACAGCTAAGTTCGATATTATGTCAGGGGATACATACGGTATCAACAAGGGGCAAGATACTGCGGCTGTCAGTGGAACTTGTGCGAGTGTAACATTTACGCCAACCGCCACATCAACCTGCATTGTTCAAGTCGGAGCAATGATATCTATGCCATCCGCAAGCACAGATAGCGTTTATGATTACGACTTCACATTAAAAATAAACAATGTGCAGCAAGGTTCAGCGGTTATCTTCAGTCAGGGAGACGGGGCAACTGGCATAAATTCTTTGACACTAGCGCATGGTTTTACAGCCTATGCAAACACTTCCTACACTATACAAGTTGACTTCCTTGAGGAATATGGACGAGCAAAGCAAATTAGTTGCCCACAAGGCGCATTGTCAGCAATCTTTACACAAACATAAGGGTTATATTTATGGATGATTGGGCGAGATTAAGGGACAAAAGAACCGCATTACTAATAATGTCTGACCGCAAAATGTTATGGGACAGCCCATTAACAGATGCTAAAAAACAAGAGTGGGCTACCTATCGTCAAGCCCTGCGTGACTTGCCAGCGAACACAGAAGACCCTTCGGCCCCACTGTGGCCTACTACACCAGAATAAGGAATAGCTAATGCCCTACAAACTAGGTACACGCAGTCTACAGAACTTGTCAGGCGTTAACCCTGATATGGTCGCTGTGGTCAAGAGAGCCATTGAGATCACTGAGGTTGACTTTACGGTCATCGAAGGTATCCGTCACATCAACCGTCAACGAGAGCTACTCAAGGCTGGTAAGTCAACTACCTTGAACTCACGACATATCACAGGTCATGCCGTAGACATGGTTCCTTATCCTGTCGATTGGGAAGACCTAGACCGCTTTGAGCTTATGGCTGAAGCTATGAAGGAAGCGGCTGAAGACCTCGAAATTCCTATCGTATGGGGTGGTGACTGGAAGAGCTTCTATGACGCACCTCACTTTGAACTTGACCGAA